GCCGAGGGCCGTATAAAACGATTAATTGTTAATATGCCACCCAGACATACCAAATCAGAATTTGCATCTTTTTTATTTCCTGCATGGATGATGGGCCGTGATCCACGGCTCAAGATTATTCAAACCACACACACAGCAGAACTCTCCTATCGTTTCGGTCGTAAGGTTCGTAACTTAATGGAGGAGAATACTTTCCAAGATATTTTTGATGAAATAAAATTATCGCAAGATTCAAAAGCTGCAGGTAGGTGGGAGACTAATAAAGGGGGAGAGTACTTTGCTGCAGGTGTCGGTGGTGCTATTACTGGACGTGGTGCAGATTTATTAATTATTGATGATCCACATTCCGAGCAAGATGCCTTATCAGAAACGGCGATGGATTCAGCTTATGAGTGGTACACCTCTGGACCAAGACAACGTCTTCAACCAGGTGGTAAGATTGTTATTGTTATGACACGTTGGTCAACAAAAGATTTAACAGGACAGTTAATGAAATCTCAAACCCAAGCTAAAGCAGATCAGTGGGACGTGGTTGAGTTTCCTGCTGTCTTAGAGAATAAACCAATATGGCCACAATATTGGAAGATAGAAGAATTAGAGTCGGTTCAAGCGTCATTGTCCGTGGCTAAATGGAATGCACAATGGCAACAGAATCCTACTTCAGAAGAAGGTTCCATTATCAAAAGAGAGTGGTGGAAGATTTGGGAAAAGAGGGAGCTCCCTAAAATCAACCACATCATACAAAGTTATGACACAGCCTTCAGTAAAAAAGAAACAGCCGATTATTCAGCGATTACAACGTGGGGGGTATTTTTATATAATGACATAACACCCAATGTAATTCTACTTGATATGAAAAAAGGGAGGTGGGACTTCCCGGATTTAAAACGGATAGCGATGGAAGAATATAATTACTGGGAGCCAGAGACAATTATCATCGAGCAGAAAGCTAGTGGTACACCACTCACGCATGAGCTACGCCGTGTAGGAATTCCTGTCGTTAACTTTACACCGAGCAAAGGAAATGATAAGCATGTACGTGTTAACTCTGTTTCACCTTTGTTTGAAGCAGGACAAGTATGGGCACCAAAAGAGAAATGGGCAGAAGAATTGATTGAAGAATGCGCCGCTTTCCCTTATGGTGATCATGACGA